AAACCTAAAAAGAACAAATACGGTGTTTGACATTTGCTAACAACTATATTAAAATGCTCCTATAAGGGGCATTTTTTATGATCATAGGAATTACAGGATTCATTGGTTCAGGTAAAGATACAGTAGCAAATTACTTAGTCGCCAATCACGGCTTTGTTAGAGACAGCTTTGCCGGCACACTCAAAGATGCAGTGGCACAAGTATTTGGTTGGGATAGAGAGCTGTTAGAAGGACTTACTCCCGAAGCTAGGGAATGGCGCGAACGTGTAGATCCGTGGTGGGCAAAACGACTAGATATGCCCAAACTTACTCCTCGTTATATGCTGCAACTATGGGGCACTGAAGTTTGCCGTCGCGGGTTTCATAACGATATCTGGATTGCCAGCCTGGAAAATAGATTACGTAAAACCACAGAAGACATTGTTATAAGCGATGTGCGTTTCCCTAATGAGCTTGCTGCTATTAGAAAATTTGGTGGTAGTTGTGTGTGGGTAAAGCGTGGCGAGCTGCCTGAATGGTATGATTGTGCGCTAACAGAAAACACTACACACGAAGATCGTCAATGGCTGTTAGAAGATGCAGGACAATTAATGCCCCAAAAATACCCTAATATACATCATAGCGAGTGGGCTTGGATTGGGCAAACGTTTAACTACGAGCTTGATAACAACGGAACAATTGATAGCTTATATAAGCAAGTTAATGATCTGTTACTAGCGGACTTTCGCGCCAAGTAGTTTTATTATTGCTTATATCAATTCTACAGTTAGCGCAAACAGATCTAAGATTAGACCAATCGTTATTTTTTAAATTTCCGTCGATGTGGAACACAAACATTTGATTAGCTGCCTTTGCTTTAAAATTACAACGATCGCAAACTAATTTTTTCTTATATCCTGCCTTAACCCACCCAGGCGACACTCGACTGCGTTTTCCTTTTCTAGCACAACTGTTACAGACTTTTCTGTAACGTATTTTCTCACCAGAGTGGTAGTTTATTGCTGCTGGATTACCTTGGCATGCGGTACAAAGTGGTCTATTCATATGTGTATTTAAGCCTAAACCTTTCGAAAGGCACCTCTAACACCTAAAAATACAATCCTTTTTATAAATACTACAAATTGCTTTGTTAAAGGATAAAACTATGGCATTAGTATCTCCAGGATTAGAAATTAGCGTAACAGACGAAAGTCAATACGTACCAGGTGCAGTTGGCACCGTACCTCTTATTATTATGGCAACTGCTCAGGATAAATCAAATCCATCAGGCGGAATAGCAACTGACACTACCGCTGCAAGAGCTGGTAAATTGCTAGCTTATAGTAGCCAACGCGAACTTATTACTGCGATGGGCTATCCTAGTTTCAAACAAAGTGCAGCTGGAACTCCGCTACATGGCGATGAACGTAATGAATACGGTTTAATGGCAGCATACAGCGCATTAGGTAACGTGAATAGAATTTATGCGATTCGTGCAGACGTTGATCTTAACGCATTAGAAGGTACTAGTGTTCGACCAACTGGTGCAGTTTCCAATGGCACACATTGGATGGATCTAGCAGAATCAACTTGGGGTATCAATGAGTGGGACGCAGTTAATAGCACCTTCTCTCTTAAGACTCCGTTATTAATTACAGATAATACAAATGATACAACTCTTGTTGGCGGTATCTACACTCCAAAGACTAGTATTGGACAAATTGGACAATATGCTGTTGCCTGGACTGGAACTAACGCACATCTTTTCTATAAAGCTGGGTCTAATTTAAGCTCAACAGACACAGAAAATCCATACTACAATACATGGGTTAGACTTGGAACATCGGCCTGGCAGACTTCGTGGCCAACAATTAAAGGAACAGCATCAAATCCTGAAGCACCAATAAATGGAACTTCTTATGTATATACAATCAACGGAGAAACCGTTGATTTACAAAATACTAGTGTAGCAAGAAATCTTAACTACATTGTAACTGAGATTAATAACGCAGACATTACAGGTGTAACAGCAGCTAATGTAGATGGTAAATTATATCTTTATGCAAACAGTCTAGCTGCAAGTAATGGTTCTACCGCCGATGGTAAGATCGCTATTTCGTCTAACTTATCAGGTGCGCCATTAACCCTATTAGGAATCACAGCTGGTACTTATGCAAATCCTGTATTAACATACGGCGACTTCGCCGCTATGCCAAGTTGGAGAAGTACTGATACAGTGCCTCGTCCGAGTGGTTCAGTATTTGCAAAAGTGGGTGCTACTGGTAGCGGTGCAGATATCGTTATTAAGCGTTATAACTCAAGTACCGATACATGGGCAACATTATCGGCACCTTTTTACAATCGTGCTGAAGATGCATTATACGGTTTAGACGCTAGCGGTGGCGGTAATGGTATTGCTGCTGGGACTGTATGGGTCGCATACGATCCATTGCGTACTGATACCGGCGGATATAAAGTATTCCGTCGTCGTGTAGCAGGACAGACTGTAGTTAGTGGATCAGCAGTTGGAGCAAATCCTTTCTCAGCAGAAGATGAACTTATAATTGGAGTTACTGAGATTGGTAGTGCAACTATTAACGAGGTTACAGTAACTTTAACAGGAACTTCACGTGCATCGTTTGTTAGCGATGTATTGGCTTTGAATATTCCTGAACTAAACATTAGTGTAAGCACCAGTGGTGTAATTACATTTACACACATTTACGGTGGCGACATTTACTTAACTGATAGTGTTGGTACTCCAACAGCCGACGCAGGATTTAGCACTGCAACTGTTGATGGAAGCACAGGTATTTTACAATACGGCAGCACATTAGCTTTAACTAATTGGGAAATTCCAAATACTAGTTCGTTTATTTTAACTTACAGTACAACTGAGCCTTACCAAGCACCCGACGAAGGTACATTATGGTACTATAGCGATCCAGCTAGCGTTGATATTCTAATCAACGAAATTGGTGGCTGGAAATCATACCATAGCAGCTATTATGATGGTACTACTACCGATGCTCGTGGATACGACCTATCCGCAACTGATCCAAACGGAATCATTATTAGCGCAAGTGAGCCAACAAAGCAAAGCGATGGTGTAACTTCTTTAGTTCCTGGTGATCTATGGTTAGATACAGGTGACTTAGAAAATTATCCAGTAATTTATCGTTATGACGACAACGATACTTGGGTACTGATTGATAACACAGATCAAGTAAGCCAAAATGGTATCGTATTTGCAGATGCACGTTGGGATACTGATGGCACTACTGATATTATTACTGGTAGCTTACCTGCAATTACTGATCTATTAGAAAGCGATTACCTAGATCAAGACGCACCAGACTATAGATTGTATCCACGTGGTATGTTGTTGTTTAATACTCGTCGCAGCGGATATAATGTAAAACGATATGTTAGCAACAAATTTAACGCTAATGCATATCCAGATTTACCAGCAGTACCAGGTGCAAGTAGCAATTTACCTACTATTAAAGACACATGGCAAACTGCTAGCGGTCTAAAAGACAATGGTAGTCCATACATGGGCCGCCAAGCACAGCGTCGCATGGTTACAGCAGCTATGCAAGCAGCAATTATTGCAAATACAGAAGTTCGTGAAGAACAATATGCATTCAATATTATTTGCGCTCCTGGCTACACTGAAGTCATTGATGAAATGGTTGCATTGAATAACGATCGTGCAAATACAGCGTTCATCATCGGTGATACACCTATGCGTTTAGCGCCTAATGCGATTGATATTGCAAATTGGAGCAATAATACTAACGGAGATGGATTAGCTACTGCTGACCCGTACCTAGCGGTATATTATCCATGCGGCAAATCAAGCGATTTACAAGGTAACGAAATTGTAGTTCCTGCTAGCCACATGGCTCTGCGTACTATGATTTTTAACGATAACGTAGCGTATCAATGGTTTGCACCAGCTGGCACACGACGTGGGCTAGTTGATAATGCAAGTAGCATTGGTTACATTGACGCAACTACTGGCGAATTTAACTTTAACAGTATTCGCACTGGACTACGTGATACATTGTACGAAAACAAAATTAACCCAATTACTAATTTACCAGGAGTTGGTTTAGTTGTTTGGGGACAAAAAACACGTAATGCAACAGCAAGTAGTCTTGATCGTATTAATGTAGCACGTTTAGTTAATTACATTCGTACAATCCTAGCTAACGTTGGTAACGGATTCTTGTTTGAACCTAATGATAAGATTACTAGAGATCAAATCAAGAACATTATTAGCGGCGCAATTAACGATCTTGTTGCTAAACGAGGCATTTACGATTATCTAGTTGTGTGTGATGATACAAACAACACACCAACTCGTATCGCAAGAAACGAATTGTATGTTGATATCGCTATTGAGCCAATGAAAGACGTTGAGTTCATCTTCATTCCTATCAGATTGAAGAACCCAGGTGATATAGCAGCAGGAGTTTAATATGGGTAAGGGGGTAATTTTTACCCCCGAAAAATTTTGGAAAAAATTTGATAAATACCTATAACAGGAGAATATAAATGGCAATAGCCTCACTAAACAGATTTACAGTACCTTTAGCAACTAACCAAAGTGCTAGCACACAAGGTTTGCTAATGCCAAAGTTAAAATATCGCTTCCGTGCGGTATTTGAAAATTTTGGAGTCAGTTCTGACCGTGTTGAACTAACTAAACAAGTAAGCGATATCAGCAGACCTAATTTAAATTTTAATCCTTTTGTTATTGAAGCATATAACAGCAAGGTAAATTTAGTTGGTAAGCCAAGTTGGGAACCAGTTACAGTTAATCTACGTGATGATGCAGGTGGCAATGTTTCAAAATTAGTCGGCGAACAAATACAGAAGCAATTTGACTTTGCAGAACAAGCATCGGCTAGTTCTGGTATTGATTATAAATTTGTTCTTAAATTTGAAATGCTAGATGGTGGTAACGGTGCTAACCAACCTAACGTATTAGAAACTTGGGAACTATATGGAGCATTTGTTAGCCAAGTTAATTATGGCGAAATGAATTACGCTACTAGCGAACCAGCAATGATTGCATTAACAATTACATACGATAACGCAATCCAATCTCCAACTGGAACTGGTATTGGATCAGTTGTTGGACGATCGTTAGGCACATTAATTACAGGTGTTGCCGGCGGTTAAGCAATATTTTTAATATAAAGAATACCCGGCTAAGACCGGGTATTTTTTTGGCATAAATATTAAAAAGGTAACCATATATGGGAATATTTGACGGATTCTTACAGCAATTAGCCACTGGCGATCAGATTAAAGATTTTAAACATGCCAGTAGATTGTTTGTTGATAACAATTATGCACTGAGCCCAAAGTACGATTGGCTCTATCATGTTTATTTTGATTTAGATCCTTCGCTGACACGGGTTGCTAGAGATCGAGTTCTTGAAGCTGGTATGTTAGTAAAGAGTGTTGATTTGCCTAAATTTAACATTGAGACAAAAACATTTAATAATTATAATCGACCAGAACTTGTACAAACAAAGTTAAAATACGATACTGTCCAAATAACATTTCATGACGATCAGTCTGACGTTGTGAGAAATCTTTGGTTTGATTATTTTAATCATTATTACAGAGATATGGATGCTAGTTATTCCGATGGTTCGGGTACAGTTAATCCACTTTATCATTCAAAAAATCAATATCGACTAGGCCAAAGGGAAACATTAAATAATTTTGGTTACACTCCTAGAAACCACGGAGGAGCAAACGGTCCTCAATATATTCAAGCTATTAGAATTTATAGTTTGCATCAGAAAAAATTTAGTGAATATACTTTAGTTAATCCAATGATTACTTCGTTTAGTCACGGTAATCATACTGCGTCTGGCAATGGTGGCCTAGAGCATACAATGTCTATATCTTACACTACTATTCTTTATGCTAGTGGATATGTAACAAAAAATACAGTAAAAGGGTTTGCAGATTTACATTACGATAAATCGCCAAGCCCACTGACTGCTGCCGGCGGCGGAACTAATAGCATATTAGGGCCGGGTGGTATTGTGTCGGCTCTTGATGGGTTTATAAAAAATCCAGCTGCTGGTGCGTTTGGTTTATTTAGATCTTATAATAAAAATAAAAATGTTGATCTTAAAGGTCTTGCCAGCGCCGAGTTACTAACAGCAGGAATGGACATACTAAACGGAAGAGATCCTAGAGATAGATTTTTTGTTCCAGCAGTAGGAAATCTAGCAAATCGCCCAGGTGGAGTTCCAACTATAGCCGCTGGGACCGCTGGAGTTACTCCAGGTAGCGTCAATAGCAATGGTTCTAGTATAGGTCTTGGAACTGGATTAGCCATTGGTGGGGCAGCACTAGCACTGTCAGGAAAACCCGAACTTGGAGTAGGTGTTGCTATTGCAGGATTATTAGTTAATAATAAAGGACAAGTCACCGGCGGTCCCTTAGATAAAACAATTAACATTGAAAAACCAGGCACTTCAAGTGATGCAGAAGTAGCATCAACTGCATTACAGGCAGTGTCGGGAAGCTCGCCGCTAGATTTCTTTAGCTTTGGTGCATCGCTACAAAAAGTTGCTAAAGAAAGAGAAGCTAAAGCCAAGGCAGAGCAAGATAAGAAAAACGCAGAACAAGCACAAGCATATAGAAATTATTATACCACTGGTGCTGGTGCTGCATCAACGTCGCCTGCATTTACTACAGGCACGGATTCTCAAATTTCAACTTCAAATACATTAGCACAAACTCCATATGCAGATTCAGTGACTGCTCCGCAAGTTGAAGTTGCAAATTCTGAAGCAAGTCAATACATACAAAACGGTAATCCACAACCGGCTCTAAGTTACGCTGGTTATCCAGTTGGTCGTTCAACTAATCCACAAAGTACATGAGATTATTATGACAGCAAATAGTAAAATTTTCTCAACAACAATATTTGGGACTAGCAGCGGAAAAACTGCTGATGATCAAGCAGCGTATAATCGTGCGACACAAGAAGAATTTCTTAAATCAACAACTACTAGCACAATAGGAACGACTTTACCAAAAGTGCCTAGTAATCAACGAATAATGAAAGATTGATATGGCTAATATAATACGAGCAAAAGAACCGACAAATTTAAAACCAATTAATCTAAACGCAATTGAAACTAAAGATACTTACAAGTATTTTAATAACTTTTTTGATGTGCCAGTTGAAGTTAGTAGTAATATAGATTCGGCGATTATTGCCTATTTTGAACAAATCACAGACAACAAAGAATCGGCCAGAGCACTAGCCAGTGCAGTAATTTATACTAGCGTAAAGCAAGGATTAGATCCAATGGAAACTCTTAAAGAGTTCCAGCGTTTGCCTAAAGGCGAATTAGATGCCTACACCGCAATGTTCTTAAATTTTGAACGCAAAGGTACTAGTTATCTTGGTATCACTAATCAACCTCAAATAAACAAATATATTCAACGGGCTATACAAGCATAATGGCTGCAAAATTTGCAAACGGATTTTATCAAATTCTTAATCCGGACAAATATGTAGGAAAAAAAGTTCCGCATTTTAGAAGTTCGTGGGAACACACCTTTATGCGATTCTGTGATACTAATCCTGCAGTATTACAGTGGGCTAGTGAAGCTATACATATTCCTTATCGCAACCCATTTACAAATAAAAATACAATTTACGTGCCGGATTTTATGATTATGTATGTTAATAAAAACGGTGAAAAATTTGGCGAACTAATAGAAATTAAACCCGAAAAACAAACTACCTTAGAATCGGCTGGACGTAGTATGCGCGATCAAGCAGCAGCAGTCCTGAACATGCATAAGTGGCAAGCAGCCCAAGCCTGGTGTAGCCAAAATGGATTACGCTTCCGTGTAGTTACAGAAAATGATATCTTCCATCAAGGACGAGCTCGGTAAATACGAGCATGACTAAAAAACTATCAGAACTATTCGATCTACCCACTGATCTTCCTTCTACAGATTCAGCCGAGTCTAACGAAGCACTTAAAACTATTGCTGAAAATAAAGACATTATTGCACAAGTTGATGATGCTATAGACAAGATTGATATAGCACTTCCTACGGTTAGGGACTTAGAAGCCAGCGATCAAGAAATGGATGAGCTAGCAACGTTAGCAAAAGAAAAGTTTGAAGATTTAATGGATCTTGGAATGAATATGGATCCTAGATTTGGCGGCGTAGTATTCCAAACTGCCGGTACATTACTAGGACATGCTATTACAGCTAAAACAGCTAAAATGGATAAAAAGCTACGCATGGTACAATTACAGCTTCAGAAAGCTCGATTAGATCATCAAATGAGTAAAGATAGCCCCGATGATCGTCCGGTTGATGGACAAGGTATTGTATTAGATCGCAATGCGTTACTAGAACAGATTCTCCAAAAGAACAAAAACACATAAATACTCTATAAAACAGGATAAAACCTATGAAAAGTCTTCACGATTATATAGCCGAACGAAATTCAAATT